AAGTATTGAGAAGTAAACTCAATAGCAGAACCTAGATAGTTAGACGATAAAGTCGCCTTTGATGGAGCAGGAGTTAATGCACCCTGTACTCCAGAAATAGTTACACTCATTTTAAAAGTTTTTTAATGATTAATTATCTTTTTTTTATTTTAAATGAGAAATCATCATCACTTGAAATGGCTCTAAACTTTGTTCCGCTGGTATCGACCTTTACGTTTTCACGAACATTCATATCGATGTTCTTTGTTTCTTTGACTATACCGTCAGTTGCATCCGCTTTACCTTGTTCATAAGCGAACTTAAATATAGCATCAGCGTTCTGTGCTGCAAACAATGCTTTGTGGTACGCATTAATATCTTTCACTACACCATTCTCATCTAAATGTTGACTAAAGAAATTGCTGATATCAGACTGTGTTTCTTTAACCTTGTTTACATCAGATGGTTTAAAAACCTGCTTCTTGTCTCCTGCGTTAAATTCAAAACCTTTGAACTCACTAGAGAAAAGATTATTTGTTTTTTCTGTGAAGATTTTGGAGCGTTCCTCTTGAGCTTTTTGTTCTTGCTCAGATTGTTCTCTGTATTTATTATAAAAGTTAAAAGCTTCTTTGTACTCTTCGGAAATCTCAGCTTCTCTTGACTCAAGTGGAGCCTTATATTTTTCCTTTTGAGATTCTAAGTAGCTAGTAGCTTTGTATAATTCTTCTTTGTAGGCAATCTTTTTAGACTTGATATCCTTTTCATCGTCTAGATCAGTATCAAAACTGAACTGCTCTGAAATAAGATAATCAATTTCGTCTAAGTCTAGATGAGGTTTTGTTATTCTGTAATATTCACGCAAACGTGTTTCCTCATTAACTTGCGACCAGTCTTGCTGTAGCCTTGCAAAGTCTTCGATTGAACGTCCAGTTTCTTTTTGAAAGTCCATGAACTTTACAACATCTTCAGGTAAAGATTGCTCTTGTGCTTTTTCAGTATTTTTAAGAACGTCTATAGACTCAAGCTCTAGCTCATGTCTATCTTTTAAATAACTTAATATTGTGCTGTCGTCAAGCTCAAATGGCTTTTCTACTTCTTGCTTTTCTTCTTGTAGCTGCTGGCCTTCTTCATTTTGGGCTTGCTGCTGTACATTTTCTTCTTGTTGTTCGGCATCTTGTTTTTCTATTTTTTGTTCTTCAATTGCTTCTTGAGGAGCCTCAACTTGTTCTTCCTGAACCTCAGGTTGTTCTTGTTGAACTGCTTCCTCTTTTTGTTTTGGTTCAATAGGGTTTCCCTGATCGTCCAAAACTCTCATTTTCCATTCCATGTATATTAAATTATATTATTGTTGCAAAATTATAAAATTAATCAATGCCGACGATTCCCTCCATGCCTGAGCCCAAAGCGTCTTGACCATCAAAATCTATTGGATCTAAGTCTTGCTGTCGTTGTTGGATTAATTTAGATTGTTGTGTAGCCTGCTTTGCAGTTCTCCTGTCTTTTCTGTCTTCTTTATACTCGTCCTTGCTTCTTTGCATTTGAATTTCTGAAGCCTTAATCTGACCCTCAATACCCTTTTGTATTTTAATAAGTTCAGTTTTGTAGTAAAACTCTTGTTGCATTTTTTGCAACGCTAGCTCCGCCTCTAGTTGTTTTATTTTAGCTTCTGCTTCCATTTTAGCTAAAGCTGTTTGTTGCTTCCCTTGTTCAGCAGCCATAGCCGCTTGTTGATTAGCCTCTGCTTGCAACGCTATGTTTTCTTGCTGGCGCTTATTGTCAAGCTTCTCTTTACGTCTTTTTCTTACTTTTAAAAGCTGTGAGGCGATTTTAACATTTTTAATGCTACGAATATCAATAGCATCATCGATATCAATTTTTCCTGCGGATAAAGATGTTTGAATATTTTGCTCAAGCATTTGCTTCTCCTCTTCATCGGGATGCAACTCTATAAAAATACCAAAATCGTGTAAGTGCAGCTCTTTAATCTCATCTAAAATATCTACACTATGTCTTCCGATATTCTTCACGAAGTCCTCTTTCATGTCAGAGTATTCTAGTATATCTGATATTCTGTAAGCAATGCACTCCGATAGCCTTTGTGTTGTAAATAAACCTGATCTTAGTATGTGTCTTGTGGCTGTGTTTGAATTTAATGCAGCTAGCTTTTGAACCCCAACCAGTGCGTTTGAGTCTGGCATAGATCCATCTCTAGCCTCGTTTAGACCAGTAACTCCTCGTAGCATGTTTAGGTTATAATTGTACATGTTAATCAATGAGCTTATTTTAGAATTGGCCCCAGACGAAGTTAGTTCTTGAATTGGAACTTTACCGCTGTTAAACTCACCCTCTTCTGTATAGCTTCTACCTAAAACAGATCCTGTCTGGAAATAAAGATTTAGAGCCTCTTGAGGAGAGTATGATGCACCATTACCTAAGTTAATTGACGAAAGACCATCTATGTCTATGAAAACACCGTCTGGTATCATCTTAGAGGCGACTTGCTGTAATTTAAGGTGCAATAGCTGGATCTGATCAGCAAAAGGAATCATTCTTTTTACTAGTGAATCAATTTGACCTCTGTACATTTTTGGCGCACTGACAACGTATGGAGCATAAACCTTCTCCATTGAGCTTTTTGGTCGCACCATATTTTTCATCATTTCCCACTTGAGGATTTTGTTTGTTCCTAGAACAAGTACACCTTCGTACCATACGTCAATTCTTTTAGATAGTTTTTCAAAACGTGCTTGCTCTGTTTTTGGTGGGTTGAATTGATCGTCTTTCTTTAATACCTTTTCTCCTCCAGTTGTGGTTTTTTTCTTTTTATATACGATATTCTTATCCGTCTTGTAACAGAAGTACAGCAATGTAGCTGTGTTATAATCAAAGTTGTCTGTCTTATACCCACCCCTCATGCCTTGGTATGCGTCAAATTTTGACGATGCCTTAGCTATTTCATCAATTTCCTCTTGGGTTAATGATGGATCTATTTTTTTAATCTCAGTTATATTGATATTTTTAACCTCACCAAAATAATAGCAATCCTCAAAATACGGGTCTTCAGTAGGGCTGTATACCAAATCCGCTGGGTCTACATATTCAACTCTTATACCCTCGTGTCTGTTAAAGGAGTGCTTTGCGGCTGATATACCTAAAACAGTTGAGTCTTCGTCAATCCTCTTTTTTGTTAAATCGTAATTGTTGTACTTGAAAGTAGTTTCAATTGATTTCTCTTGAGCTATTTCGATATCATCCTTGTAATCAATCTTCATATGCAAATCAAGCTCATCATCAGTCTCAGGCAACATATCTGGTTGCGTAGAAAACATATTCTTGCCAAGCAATGCGCCTATTTCCTCAAAATCCTCTTTGTTTCGCATTTCAGTTTGAATGCGATTCTTGTACATTGCCTTTTTGTTTGAAGAAACTGGATCTACGGCCTCTGCCTTGACATCAAACAATCTATTTGAAATTCCGTTTACTACGATGTCAACAAACTTTGGTATGATTGGAACTGGCGTCCAGTCTAAGTTTAAATAAGAAATGTCTCCATTTATAGCAAGCTCGTCTTTGTATTTTCGAACCGATTGCTCTCCCATAGCATAAGTTCGTAGCTTGTGGTAAGTATCTCTATTGTTGTAAAATCTAGATTGACCGCCTTCTTTTCTGAACCACTCAGACTCTATTGCACGCCCAACCATAAGGCCATATTCCTTAGATGCTTTTTCGGCATCAGAAGCTAATTGATTGGGAAATCCTATAATGTATCTTCCCGTAGATCCTTGCATACTTTTATTTTATAATAGAGCTAACAATGCCGCCATTATTATACCTTGCAAAGTTAACATTAATTTCTGTATTTTTTCTTTTGGCTTGAACGACATACTTTTGGCTTGCCATAAGGGCTAAGCCTGAGCTAACAGTAGCGTCAAACTTTGTTCTCTTGTTAATATCGTAGTTGGCCCAATCAAGCAAGGTTCTCGTAAAGTACATGTTTCCAGTACCTTCCTCTCCGAAGCCAACGTTTTGTTCTATATAGCTCTCTATAGCCTCTGCATGTATTGATATTACAGAAGGTGAAGATGGTATACCACCTAGTTCTTTTTCGGCCTTAGATAGATCGTTTTTGTGTTTGTCTGGTCTATTTATGCTCCATTTCCTGTAACCTCTGTTTTTTAGGTGATACAAAAGTCTAGGTTTATTGTTTTCTGCTAACACTGGCATACCATAAAAAACCATAGCCATTAGAACATCTTCGTAAAACAATTCTGCAGTTTGAGGTCTGTATATGTATTCTAGAAAAAACATATTGGATGGACCGTCAAAGTTTGTTTTGGTGTATCCATGTAATGCACCATTAGATCCTCCGCCACCAACAGTTCCCGATATATCATAAGAATCACATCCAAAAGATCCTATGTGTTCATTTCCAGGATACTTAAAGCCATTTTTATTTATTACTCTATTCCGTAATTCTAACGGAGGTATCCAGCTAACATAAAATCTACCATTTTTTTCTGGCGTCCATATTACCTCTGAATCTTTTTTTCCATCCTTCCAATGAAAGCCACCTCTTTGTACAACACGTTGTCTTTGTAAGCCATCATTGAAATCTATTTGCTCATATATTCTTGTAAGGTTAAATAGACTGTTTTTAGCCTCGTCTCTGAAGGCATGACCCTCTGTTCTAGGAAACTGTCTATAGAACTCATTAAGGGCGTCAGAATCGTTTCTGAGGCTATCTACTTCATTTTCCCAGTAGTCAATGACCCCTCCGTCTATAACATCTCCATAGTGATCAAAAACGGGCTTATTTGGTTTCCTAAAAACTGGATGGCCATATTGGTCTATAAACCCCTCAAAGTTCCACTCCATTGGAATAAATAGGCTGTACATTCCGCTTTTTGTTTGCCCATTTGAGTTTCTGTTTGTGACGTCTGAATCGTTGTAAAGTTTCTTAAAGTTACCACCACCCTTCTCTAAAGAATTTGAGGTGGACCCCATCAAGCATTTTCCAATAACCCTTCTCCCTAGCCTTAATGTAGTTTTAGTGATACGCCAGTTGTTGAGGATATTATCTGGACGTTCCCACTTTCCAGATTCATCGTGGACGAGTAGTTGTAGCTTTTCACCATCGTAGGAGTTATCACCTGTGTTTTTCCAGTCAATTGTTGTATCGAGTCCAGTGAGCATTTCTTCATTCTCTGTGTCTTCGATAGACTTCCTTGTAAGCTTTGATGCTGGCACCCTGTATGCGAGTTCGGTTTTTGGTCTATCCATACCGTCTTGGATTGGCTTGAAGAAAAATGGATAGTTGGCCGATATTGGAACAACTTTGTCTGTGAACATTTTTTTTGCGTCAGCTCCAGATTTTGACAATATTCCAAACCTTGCATCAGACGTAATTGTGGCTCTATTAACGATCTCTGAGGATCCCATAAAGCTAAACCCGCTACGTCTATTTTTGAGGTAGCACATTCCATAGCATCTATTATCAGCTTTACATGCCTCCCAGAAGATAAAGAATATTCTGTTTGATTCACGATATTCTGGCTTGCCAACATCAATCTTGGTCCACTGTAAGTACATGTAGTGAGCGCCAGTAATATAAGTAGATGTGCCATTATTTTTAAACCAAAAACCGCCTTCTCTTCTGTCGAACTCATCTTCAATGTAGGGCAGCCATGACTCTTTGAATGTATTCGGGTACTCATTCCACTGAAATACGGTCTTGATTTTTGATAATTCTTTTGGGTATTCAAATGGCTCCCAAAACTGCTCTTCCGATTTGACACTTCTTTTGTATGTGTTTTTCGGTTGCAAAGGTAGTGCTATTTTTAGGTTTTGAATCTCTACCACATCACCTATTTGGCCTGTTTTAGATATAACTATAACATCGTGATCGGCATTATATCCATACGCCCAACCCTTCTTCTTGTTTATCTTATCTACAGTCTTCTTGTCGATATGAGATATGACAGTGCAGATGTTAAGGTTTTCGTCCCCTAGATTCTGCGAAGCTTTGGAATCCGCTATCTTTTGCTTTACTGTCTTTAGTCTGGTCTTCGCCATTTAACTTTTCTCTTTCATTTTCTATTCTTTGCAATATAGCAAAAGCGTCTTCTATTGCTAGTCTTTTAGTGGCCGCAGCATTTTTCAGTCTGTCAGCGGCTAAATCATCATCTGGTTTGCCTGTAATGATTTTTTCTTCCGCAACTTTTATTAGTTCATCTACAGCTTTTTCTCCAGCTAATATTACTTTTAATATTCTTTCTTTTGTATCACTCATTTTCGTTGGTGTAAATAAATATATAATTACCCCACGTTGATGTGCTAACCCAATAATTTCTCATTTAATTAAATTTAATACAGATGTCATTGTTTTTCATTCTATATAATTTTTCACCATCTATTTCAAACTCATATTCAGAGTTTTTAGTGAATCCAATCATATCATTTTCTTGAAACAGATCTGTGTTGGCATGCTTTACAATTCCCACATGCTCTTCCTTTTCCTTATCCGACCTATATAATACACTATCTTGAATGTAATCCACAGGAGTGATAAAACAATATCCCTCAGTAGTCTTCCAACCTTTCCCATCATTGTACATGTAAATTTTGTTTGGATTGACTAGATACTGCCCATCACGAAAGTATTCATTGCTCTTCCTCTTTTCACCCTTCATGTCTAAGTAGGTTCTAAAAACGTTATGGTGAACCACAACAATACTACCCTCTGGAATCCGTCCACCATTCGGCGCCGCATACACAACTCCCAGTCTGTTTACAAATGCTGCATTTTCTATTGTGGTATTTATAATGAAGTTGTGATTCGCTATCTTTTTTTTTTTTTTTTTTTCTTTTCCATAAGGGGTGATTAAATAATCCCATCTTGGCGTCATATTATATTTATATTATACTCTATTACAACTGGAATTGTTTTAAATTCCTTCCACTTTATTATTTCATTTCCTTTCTTGATCCATACGCTATAACCCTCGCTTTCTTGTGCTATATCACAAATAACATACGAGCCGCCAAGTACATCTTGATTGACGATGTAGTGCATAGCGTCTTTATAGTTAGATCCTACTGATATTTTTCTAATGTAATTCATTAAATTTTGTCTTGTTTTTCAAATTTAACAATTTCTATAATATCACCCATGTTATATAGAATTGTTTCCTTAACAGTACCGTCTT